CATGGATATATAAGCCAGTTCTTTTGTGGGAAGTTGCAGGAACAGAAAACACTAAAACTATTAATGAGTTAGCGTCTAGACAGGGTAACTATGTATTAGGCGCAATGCCAATTAATTCAGATATACCAAATGTAGCGCCAACAGTTGTAAATAATATTTTAACTAATAACGTTATAGATCTTGGAGAAAACGTTTATTGGCTTACAAGATATCAAGGATATTTTTATTCTAACGGAGAAATAATTAAATATGATGCAGCAGAATTTAATATTACTGGTATAGGAAATGTTTGGATCTCTAGTAATCAAGAGTATCAAAAATATTTTTCTTCACTTGCATTTAATGGAAAGATCTACCCTACGGGACTTGTTAGAATTTATTCAAAGCCTTATTATGAAACAGCAAACGGGACAACAAGATTAAAAAATGGTGAAGTTGAATCCCACGGAAGAGCACAGTTTGGAACAACAATAAGTAATCATTCATCTGGATTACCGTCGTACTGGTCAAATAATGACTATGTAAGAGCATGCGAAATGAGTTCAAATTATTTATTTACAACAGAGATTGATCCAACCTTACCATCAACAGAAGTAGGATCTGCTGGAGTAAATAACACTATATCAAAACAAACAACCAGAAATGGTGTTATTAAAAATTTTATGGCAGTTTCTAATAAAACAGAAACAACCGTTAACTCCTTTCAGTCAACTCAGTCTGGAACAATACAGTCTTCTGCTTTAGTAATGAATGGCCCTTCTTTTAAAACTACAGAGGTTCCATTAAATTATGTTTCTTATGTTTACAAAAATCTTGATAATGCCTATAGACATTTTGGAACAAGAATGCGTATTGTTGGAAAAGTTGAAAATAATTTACAACGTTTTCAAACTCCTTTTGGTTCAACCTCATACTATCAAGTTAATGGATCAAATCCAAGCCAAAGCGTAACAATTGGAGGCGGATCTGGTGGATTAGCAGTAATGATTAATCCAGAAACAAACAACGGGTATTATTTTGAAATAGTTGCATTAACTGAAAATAACGTTGAATCTTATTTAAATATTAATTCTCAGGGACAAAGTGAAATACAAATTCATAATATTATATTCTATAAGATTAAGAAAGAGTCTGGAAGTTCTAAGGCAATACCAGTTAAACTTTGGGGTGGCCTATCAAGTATTTTAGTAGATGATGGAAACTTCACTGGACAGTATAGAATGACTGGCGAAGAGAATCCAACAGTTTATGACCTATCAATAGAATATGAAAATATCGGAACTAAAAGAAGATTTTATTTATATGTTAACAATAAACTAATTAAGGTAGTTGATGATAATGATCCACTTCCAGTATACAACAACATGGCTTTATTTGTTCGTGGTTCATCAAGATGTATGTTTGAAAATATTTATGCGATATCAAAAAATTATTCTCAAAATACAATATCAACCATATCTCCAGCAATACAAAGAGTTTTTGGTCAAACAGAAAATTCTTCTGCATACGTTAAAGAAACTGGATTATTTGGCGATAACGAAATAAACCTTAATGAGTCATTTAGGAAATATGCAATGAGTGGAGTTGTTCAATCCACTTATTTATCTGGCATAAGTGCCCAACAACCTCCAAAGTATAATATGTACTTTGAAGAATTTGGATCAATCATGAGAGAGTGTTCATACTTTAATATTAAATATGATCGTGCATATCCAGCACTTTATGCAAAACTTTCTCCAACTTTTAACAGAATTAAGGGCTACGTTGTTTCTGGTTTTTACGCAGATTCATATGGGGCAGAATTTTTAATATTTAATTCAACTGATAAATCACTTGTTCTTGATGAAACAAGTGGAAACTATTTAAGAATTCAAGGCATTACATTTACTCAAGATACTACACATACATTAAGCGTTGACGAATATTATAGTAAACGAAGTAACTTGTCTGATCCAGAACTAAAAGGAACATCAGTTGTATATTCTCCATTAATTGAGCAACAAAAATATGACAATATTAAGTTGAGCAGGCTTACTTATGGTAAAAATGATTTTAGCATTGATACCCCGTATATACAAACAGAAGATGATGCTAACGCATTAATGGGTTGGATCACTGAAAAATTGATGACTCCTAAAAAAAATATTGGATTAAATGTTTTTGCAAATCCAACTTTACAACTTGGAGATATTGTTACAGTTGATTATAAAGATAATAATAATGTAAATATGATTTCTTCAACATCTTCAAGGTTTATAATATATAATATTGAGTATTCAAGAAGTTCAGAAGGTCCTTCTATGGCTTTGTATTTGAGTGAGGTGTAATGTGAGATATTATGGACCCATGCATGATGGCGGGGGATATGATGAATCTGATACAAGAATGCTTAGAAGGGCTGGTTTAATATCTAAAGAAGAACAAGATGTTAGAAATGCTCTTGCTGCAGTTCAAGCAGATACTGGGGTAGAGCAAGCACTAGAAATAATTAAACAAGCACAGGGATCAAGTTCAGCCGTTATTCCACAAAGTTATTCTGAGTCTCCCACTTATTATGAGTCTCCTGCACCAGTGCAAAATATTGTTCCACAAAATCAACCAGCACCTGCTCCAGTTGCTGCAACTCCTCCAACCCCAACGATAACTGCTACATCTTCTGTTATAAAAACAATAACAAACCCAATAAAAACTGCAACTCCAGATATTGTTTTATTTGATGATTCCTCAATACCAATAGAAATTATGGCAGATTTAATATTTGAAAATATTGGCGGACAAGAATTAATTAGCATTGCAAGAACAGATACAATTAATGGACAAAAAATATCATACCAGCCAATTAAAAACTTGGTGTCAATTAATCAAGAATATAACCCAAATAACATTGTTGGGCTACAAAAGACATCCGATAAATTTTTTTCTGGCTTTGCAATTAAACTTGAAAATAGAACTCCAACAGAAAGCACTTCTTCCGACAACAATCCCGTGTATATTAGCCCTGAAGGAAATTTAGTCATTGAAAGTGTTAATTTAAACAGTGATGAACAAATTGAAATTGAAATAGCGTTAAGTGGTACAATATATGAGACGGAGATATAATGATAACTAATACTGGTAAAAATATTATAGGAAAATATTTGCTTGGACAGGCACCCGCTTTTGCGTCCTATATAGCCCTTGGATGCGGTTCTAAGCCACTTTTAACTGGTAACCCATATGGAGACTACTCAAACAAAACAAGCCTGGATTTTGAGATGTTAAGAGTGCCAATTTCTTCTAGAGGGTTTGTTAATGAGGATGGGGTTTCAAAGTTAGTTTTAACAGCAGAACTTCCAAGCGAAGAAAGATATGAGATTTCGGAGATTGGTATTTTTTCTGCGGGATCAAATTCGGCAGCAGGCGCATATGATAGCAAGACAGTCCTTGCCTTTACACAGACAGAGAATTGGCAACATCATACAAATTTAGCAACAACCGCTATAGATACGATAACTGAAGCATTAGACTCACCAAATGATGACAACATTATTGCAACAGAAAATATTGTTTTTCAAACCAATGCAGACAATAGTATTTTTTATAAAACCACTCGTGCTGAAAGATATGAAAGATGTAGATTTTTAAATAATATTATTCTCATTAATGGCTCAGATGCAAACCTAACAAAAAGCGTTTCACTAACAAATGTTTCTGGCAATGGAACATTAATTACTTATACAACATCAAAAGATCACAATCTTTCAGTTGGGGATACTGTAACAGTAACTGGAGTAAATCCAGTAAACTATAATATATCTGGTTCTGTTTCAACTGTTCCGTCACCAACAACTTTTACTCTTTTAAGCGACCAAATAGGAAGTTATGTTTCTGGTGGATCAACCACAGTTAAACATTTTTATATTGAAAATGGATCAAACCATATTCACCTCGCTGGCACATTACTTGATTTTGATAAAAACTCTCCAATTGATGAATTAAAGTTAGTATTTTCTATTATCAATAAAGATGGTACTTCTAGTGCATCTCCAGATAATGCAAGAGTTCTTGTTGAGTTTGCATCTTCAGACCAGGTAGATGGTGAGTATGCTAGGTTTGAAGCAGACATAGTAAAGGGAACTGGAGAAGGGCAGTATGACTTAAATAATAATCGTTATTGTTTAGTTACAAAACAATTACAAGAATTATACACAAGCCCCAACTTTACTTGGAACTCTGTTTCTGTAATTAAGGTTTATGCTTCTACTTTTGTTAGCAATACTATTTCAGATGATTTTTATATTGCACTTGATGCCATGAGATTAGAAAATGTTGCTACAACTAATCCTTTATATGGACTAACAGGGTATTCAGTGATAAAAAATACAGACTCAACAACCATTATAAAGTCACCAAACACAACAAGTTTTGTTGAGTTTAGATTTTCAATAGGTGTTTCATAATGGCAGACTCTGGTATTAAAAAAGCAATTATTTTAAACAATGAATTGCCAGCAATTAATCCAGAAACTAATGGATATGAGGTAAGATATAGGGTTGTTTCTGAAGATAAAAACAGAGCATCTCATTGGTCACCATCTTTCGTTGTAGATTCTGGGTTTACTTATGAGCCAGGGTTAATTAGTTTTAATAAGAATGGATCAATTGCAGTATTTTCATGGGACGTTGTGACAATTAATAAAAATTCTAAATATATAAGACAAGCCCATGAATATGATGTTTGGGTAAAATGGGACAGAGGTGATGGAGGGGACTGGATATATAAGCAAAGAATAGATGGAACAGGCATATCTTTTCCAATTCCATCAACCTATTCAATTAACGGAATTGAACAACCAAGCCAACCTAATAAGGTGTCACTAGAAGTATACTTAAAAGGAAATAAAATAACAAGAGATTTTGATACATTGCTGGTTTATGAAGATGGACCACACACGATTTAGTGATATAATGGAGAGATAATGGCTAAAGTACCGCTACCCGAAAGAGGGCAACCACTAGATGTAACATACATCTATCAACTTGCTGAAACAGTAAATGAACTTGCAACGCAAGTTTCTTCAGCAACCTATAACTATACAACAATAAACAATGGAGTTTCTGGAGCACAAAGCATTAAAACTTCAGAAACAAAAATGATTGGTGGATATGTTCAGGTTGCAAATAATGCTACAGTAACAGCGGCATCTGAAGTTTCTTTTTCTTATACTTTTGATGATTTTAAATATTCTCCAATTGTGTCAGCAACACCATACAACATTGGAAATACACCTGCTGGTCAAAATGTTTCCGTAATTTTAAAAACAATTACAACAAGCAAGGTTGAGGGTGTTGTTAGATTTGGTGCTTCTGGAGATTTATCTTTGGCAGTTCACCTAATTATTATTGGTATACCAAACTAAGAAAAACAAAGGGTAGAGATGATTTTTTGCAAAAAATGCAATGGAAGAACTTTTATTGATAGACAGTATACTTCTCAAATGCATGTTGAAACTTATTGTGTTCGCTGTGGTGAAAGAAAGTTTTATCATCCCCCACAGGACAGCAAGGAGGGCAGATGGCTACTGCTAAACGAAAAATACAGAGCGAAGAGTACAATAAGTCCACTGTAATCAAGGGAAACCAAAAAATTTGGTTTTTGAATAATGACTTAGTTAGAATTCATCATAGTTCTAGATCAACTGGAATGGTTTCTTTTTACAATATTACAAAAGATAGAATTGAAACTTGTTTGCGTACTGACTTTAGAAGAAATAGAGAAAGAGCGTATACTATATCAGAAACTGCTATTCTTGTCAATAGGCATAGAAAATATTTACCAAGATTAATTAAATCAGGAACAATACCTCCTCCAACTGGATCAAGAGTTGGCGGTAAAACTGGTTGGCAAGTAAGAGCATATTACTCTGAATCTCAAGTAAAAGAGATCCGTGCTATACTTGCAAGTATACATATTGGACAACCAAGAAAAGATGGATTGATAACAAATAATATGACTCCTACAACACAAGAGTTGACAAGACGCATGGGAGACGGTATACTTACATATACAAAGACAGAAGACGGCAGATTTATTCCAGTATGGTCGGAAAGTATTTAACAATGAAAATAGGTGGGTAATGGAAAACGATTCAACAAAAGTAAACGTAACACTAGGCTATACACTTAATCTAGGTAACTTTCAATCGCTTAGACTTGATCTTGGCGTAGTTGATAGTAAGCGTGATGGTGAAACAACAAATGAGGCTTTTGAAAGAGTCTACAAGTTTGTTGAAGATAAACTAACCGAAAAAATTAATGAGGCTAAGGTAGAACTAGAAGAGTAATGGCTGAGCGCAAAGACAGAATGGCTTTGCTCAGTCGCTACAATAAGTTTTATACGCAACGGTATGAGCGTAAGTCTAACATTAACCTAAACGTTGAACAATGGGCTGCAGATGCATTGGTTGAGTCTTATGGAATTTCTCAATGCTATGATCTTTTAGAATATTATTTTTCTATTGCCCAAGAACCTTCGTGGAATTATTTTGCTTACAATGCAGAAAAAATTCTTAATGGTAAACTAGAAGTAGAAGAAGATATTAAACAAAGAGCAGAACTAAGAAGGAAAGCAAAGGAGTGGCTGAGTGAATAATACAGAAGCAAAAGTAATCTCCGCAGTCCTAGCAGACAAACAACTTCATGTTTTGCTTCAGGCAAATGTAGAAACATTACTTCGTACACATAATGATGTGTGGAATTTTATTAGACTTTATGCAGAAAACAATGGGACAGTTCCTCCAACATCATTGGTTGTAGAAAAGTTTAGAGACTTTCAGCCAGTACAAGGAATTGGTGCAACAAAGCATCATCTTGAAGAACTACAGACAGAGTATCTTAATGACAGCCTAAAAGATATACTTAGATCAGCAGCAGGTGAAGTTCAAAATGGTCAAGGTACAACAGCACTAGAAGAACTAATTACAAAAACATCACAACTAAAAAAGAATACTTCTGCAATTCGTGATATTGATGCAACAGATATTGATTCTGCTATTGCATACTTTGAGCAAGTAAAAGAGCAGCAAGCATTAGGCAATAGAGGAATTAAAACAGGCTTGCCAGGTTTTGACAATTATCTTCCTTCTGGAATTATGCCAGGACAACTTGGAGTCTTCCTTGCATATCCAGGTATTGGAAAGTCATGGATGGCTTTATACTTTGCTGTACAGGCTTGGAAACAAGGTAAGACACCTCTAATTATTTCTCTTGAGATGAGTGAGACAGAAGTTCGTAATCGTGTATTTACAATTATGGGTGAAGGTCTTTGGTCACACCGTAAACTATCAAATGGTGAAGTTGAACTTGATATGATGAAGAAGTGGCATACCGATAGAATTGATGGTCGTCCACAGTTTCATATTATTTCTAATGATTCTGGCGGTGAAGTAAATCCATCAGTTATTCGTGGAAAGATTGATCAGTATAAGCCAGACTTTGTTGTAGTTGATTATTTGCAATTGATGAGTCCAAACCAAAAGGCTGATAATGAAACGGTAAAGATGAAGAATCTTTCTCGTGAACTTAAACTAATGGCTATTAGTGAAGAAGTTCCTATTATTGCTATCTCATCTGCTACACCAGACGATGTAAAAGATTTATCTACAGTTCCAACACTTGCACAAACAGCATGGTCAAGACAAATTGCTTATGATGCTGATTGGGTTTTAGCATTGGGTCGTGCAACCAATAGCGACATTATTGAATGTGCATTTAGAAAAAATCGTAATGGTTTTATGGGAGATTTTTTAGTGCAGTGTGATTTTGATAAAGGATATTACCGATATAAGGATTTTGAAGATGGCAAATAAAGAACTTTATACAGAAGAACAAATTCGTCGTGTACTTAACGGTGCTGGTATTGATATTGAAGCAGAGTTTGGATCTGATTTTATTATTTTTTGCCCATACCACAATAACAATAGAACACCTGCTGGAGAAGTTTCTAAAGACCACGGATTGTTCTTTTGTTTTGGCTGTCAAACTACAAAAAATTTAACTGAGTTAATAATGTTTACTTCTAATAGAACATATTTTGAGGCAGTTCGTTACATTAAAAGTAAAGAACAAGAGTCTGACATAACATCAGTTATAAATAAAACTCTTTATACTCCAGCAGATTTTGTTCAGTATGATGAATTACTTATAAAAAGATTAAATAATCAAGCATTAGAATCACCAAGGGCAATGAGGTATTTTGAGGGTCGCAGCATAACAAAAGATTCTGTGGTAAAATTTAATCTTGGGTATTCAGAAAAACAAGACTCTGTGACAATACCAGTTGCTACTCCAGATGGAATGTGCATAGGTTTTGTTGCTAGAACAATTGAAGGAAAAGACTTTAAGAATACTCCAGGATTACCTAAAAGCAAGATTTTGTTTAACTTGCACAAAGTTAAAACATCAACAACAGTCTATGTGGTTGAATCTTCATTTGATGCTATTAGACTTGATCAAGTAGGTTTCCCAGCAGTTGCAACACTGGGTGCTAACGTATCTGTTTCACAGATCAAACTGTTAGAAAAGTACTTCAATAATGTTGTGCTTGTTGCGGACAACGATGAGGCTGGATCTATAATGAAAGATAAACTAGTTGAAAAACTAGGAAGCCTTGTCACAGTAATACAACTAGATAAAAAATATAAAGATATAGGCGATATGAGTAATGAAGAAATTAAAAAGTTGGAGTTTCAATTTGACAATTCAATCATTGCTATGCTAAAATAAAACATAAACAAAACATATAGGAGAAAATATAATGGCTATTGTAAAGGGACTAAAAAATATCAATGCATTGGTAGATAAGCCCAAGTACGAAAGTAATGGAACAAAGGTTCGTTGGCTAAAGTTAGCAGATGGACAATCAGTCAAGATTCGTTTTATTGAAGAACTTGACGAAGACTCAGCAAATTATAATGAGACCCGTGGTCTCGCACTTGTTGTTTCAGAACACACAAATCCAAAGGACTATAAGCGTAAGGCTGTAGACACAATGGACACAGAAGGTCGTGACTGGGCAGAAGAAATGCACCGCAAGGATCCAAAGGCTGGCTGGAGAGCACGTCTTCGTTTCTATTGCAATGTACTTGTAGATGATGGCATTGAAGCACCATATGTTGCTATTTGGTCAATGGGTGTTAGCAAGCAGTCTGCATTTAATACTATTCGTGAATACGCACTTGAGACAGGCAGTATTTCAAATCTTACTTGGAAGGTAAAGCGTAATGGTCAGGGAACTGAAACATCGTACACACTTATTCCAGGTACGCCAGATAAGGAACCATTTGACTGGAGCACAGTTGAACCGTTTCCTTTGGAAAGAGCACTAAATAAAATTCCTTATGCTGAGCAAGAGGCATTTTATCTAGGCTTTGATACACCTAATGCCAATTCAGCAAGTATTGATTGGTAATTAGTAGGTGAATTACGTAGGTTTGCATGTCCACACACACTACTCCTTGATGGATGGTGTTGCTACTCCAGAAGAATACGTGAACCGTGCAGTTGAGTTAGGGATGCCAGCAATTGCCATCACTGACCACGGTACTTTATCTGGGCATAGGGAACTGCACCGTATTGCAAAAGCAAAGGGCATCAAACCAATTCTTGGCATAGAAGGCTATTTGGCATTAGATAGACATGATAAAAGGGATAAGTCCGAAAGGGTAGGTCCACTTGATGTTAACTACTTCCATATAGTTCTTCTTGCCAAGAACCAACAGGGTTTAGAAAATCTTAATAAATTAAATGAAATTTCTTGGACAGATGGTTTTTATCGTAAACCACGTATTGATTTTGAAGTCCTTGATAAATATGGTGATGGATTAATTGTTTTGTCTGCTTGTCAGGGTGGACTGATTGCAAAGGCTATTGAAAATGAAGAGTATGCATTTGCAAAAGAAAAGGTTCAGTGGTTTAAAGATCGTTTTAAAGATGATTTCTATATTGAGTTAATGCCACATAACCCAAAAAATATTAATGACGAACTTGTTTCATTGGCAAAAGCATTTAAGGTAAAGACTGTTGTGACACCAGACTGTCACCATTCCGATACAAGCCAAAAAGAAATTCAGGAGATGATGCTCCTATTAAATACACATGGAAAAGTATTAAAAGATTCAACTTTTGAAAAGTCAAAAAAGATTGATAACATGATGGAGCGCCTTGATTATCTTTATGGTGCAGACCGTCAAATGTCTTTCCGTACTTTTGATATCCACCTTCTTTCATATGAAGAAATGAAGGCAGCAATGGCAGAACAAGGACACACAGATGAAGAAATGTTTGCAAGTTCTTTGGAAATTGCAGACAAAATTGAAGACTATGATATTAAGTCTGGACTTGATTTACTCCCAGTTCAATATAAAAAACCAATGGAAGAATTAAAGAATCTTGCTATTGAGGGACTAACTGAACGTGGCCTAGAAACCAACCAAGAATATCTTGACCGTCTTGAAGAAGAACTAACTATTATTGGTGAAAAGAATTTTGGACCTTACTTTCTTGTTGTACGCAATATGCTTAACTGGGCAAAAAAGGAAGGAATTATGGTAGGCCCAGGTCGTGGTTCTGCAGCAGGTTCATTGCTTTGCTATGCTCTTGGCATTACAGATATTGATCCAATTAAACATGGACTTTTGTTTTTCCGTTTTATTAATCCAGAGCGTAATGACTTTCCAGATATTGACTCTGATATTCAGGATAATCGTCGTGACGAAGTAAAGGATTATTTAGTTAGACAATATCGCCATGTTGCTTCAATTGCAACGTTCATGCAGTTTAAAGATAAGAATATTGTTAAAGATGTATCTCGTGTACTAAATATTCCACTTGCAGATGCAAACAAAGTTAATAAACAGATTGATACATGGGACGAATATTGTTCATCAAAGAGTGCACAATGGTTTAGAGAAAAGTATCCAGAGGTAGAAATTTATGGTGAACAACTTCGTGGTCGTATTAAGGGTACAGGTATCCATGCTGCAGGTGTTGTAACCTCCAAGGATCCAATCTTTAGGTATGCACCAATGGAAACACGTTCAGTTACTGGACAAGATGAGCGTATTCCAGTTGTTGCTGTTGACATGGGAGAAGCAGAAAACATTGGACTTATTAAAATTGATGCTTTGGGACTTAAAACCTTGACGGTGCTTAAAGATTGTATTGATATTATTAAAGAGCGTGAAGGAACAAAAATTGATTTACTAAAGATAAATATGGATGATGCCAATGTATACAATATGCTTTCAGATGGTTATACAAAGGGTGTATTTCAGTGTGAAGCAGCACCATATACAAATCTTCTTGTTAAGATGCGTGTAAAAAATCTTGAAGAACTTGCTGCATCTAATGCACTAGTTCGCCCTGGTGCAATGAATACAATTGGAAAAGACTATATTGCAATCAAGCATGGTCGTCAAAATCCAGACTATAAGCATCAGATTCTTAAAACATTTACGGAGGAAACTTATGGCTGTATTCTTTACCAGGAACAAGTTATGCAAGCATGCGTACACCTTGGCGGTATGTCCATGTCGGAAGCAGATAAAGTTAGAAAGATCATTGGAAAGAAAAAAGATGCTAAAGAATTTGACGTTTTCAAGGATCAGTTTATTAAGGGTGCTTCTCAATATGTTTCGCCAAATCAAGCCCTAGATTTATGGCATGACTTTGAGGCTCACGCAGGGTATTCATTTAATAAATCACATGCTGTAGCATACTCAACATTATCTTATTGGACAGCATGGCTTAAATACCATTATCCACTAGAGTTTATGTATTCACTATTAAAGAATGAGAAGGATAAAGATGCACGTACTGAGTACCTTATTGAAGCAAAAAGAATGGGAATCAGCATTAAATTACCTCATATTAACGAATCAGATATTGATTTTAAAATTGAAGGTAAAGGTATACGCTTTGGTTTGTCAAGTATTAAATTTATTTCCGATAAAATTGCTCAAAGATACATTGATGCTAGACCTTTTAAGTCATACGCTCAACTTGAGGAGTTTACGTTTACTAAAGGAAACGGAGTTAATTCTCGTGCTCTTCAAGCATTACGAATTATCGGTGCAGCAACATTTGAAGACAGCCCACGTAATGATCAAGAGATTAAAGAAAATCTCTACGAATATCTAAACCTTCCTGAGTTTAATATGCCAGTGCCCCAACATTATTATGCTTATATTCAAGAAGCAGAAGATTATGAGGAAACTGGATCATTTGTTATGCTTGGAATGATTAAGTCAATTAAACGTGGCAAGGGTTGGTCAAGAGTTGAATTCCTTGATAAAACTGGTAGTGTTGGAATATTTGATGATGAGAATACAACAATTGAAACTGGTAAGACATACTTAATTCTTGTTAGCGATAATAGAATTGTTAATTCAGTACCAGCAGACCAAATTAAAGACTCTAAAGATCCTTTAGTAAAGTTTTTAAATTATAAGCAATTGCCATATAAAGGTGAAGAACAATTTGTTGTTTCTTTTAAGCCTAGAGTAACTAAGGCTGGAAAGAAGATGGCAAACCTTGTAGTGGCAGATGCTGGTAGAGAACTTCATTCAGTTCTTGTATTTCCTACAGCATTTTCTAAGGCATACATGACAATTGAAGAGGGAAATGTTTATAAGGTTTCTTTAGGTAAAACTAAAGATGGAACAGTAATATTGGAGGATGTGGTAAATGTTTGATCAATTAGCAATTGATTTGCACAAAGTAGCAGTTGAAAAAGGGTTTTGGAATGAAGATGTAGATGATATTTTTGTTGCAAAGCAGTTGATGATGATTGTATCAGAGGTTGTTGAAGTAATGGAAGCAGTGCGTAAAGATAAGGGTGAAGAAGAAATTGCTAAAGAATTTGCAGACATTATTATTCGCACACTAGACCTTTATGCAGGAATGGTTGAAGCAGGGTATACTAGAGAATCACTTGATTACATTCTAAAACAAAAAACAGAATTTAATAAGACTAGACCAGAGAAGCATGGAGTAAGATTTTAATGTCAGTAACAATGGAAGAAGTATTAGCGCAATTAGATCCACGTATTCGGAAGCGTCTTGGAGATGCTACAAATCAAAAGGTTGAGTGTGCAGCAACACCTAGTTTTGGGCTTAATAGAGCATTGAAGGGTGGACTTCCTTATGGTCGTCAAGTTCTTATTTGGGGCTCTAAGTCTTCAGCCAAATCATCTTTGTGTCTTCAAATGATTGGTGAAGCACAAAAAGAAGGAAAAATTTGTGCATGGATTGATGCAGAAATGTCGTATGATTCTGAATGGGCAGAAAAACTTGGCGTAGACTCAACAAAACTTATTTATTCACAAGCACGAACCATTAATGAGATGGTAGATGTAGGCACAAGTCTTATGAATGCGGGTGTTGATATAATTGTTGTAGATAGTATTACATCTTTGCTTCCCGCTATTTATTTTGAAAAGGATACAGATGAACTTAAGCAACTTGAAAACACCAAACAAATCGGTGCTGAGTCTAGAGACTTTAGTAATGCGTGGAAAATGCTTAACTATGCAAACAATAAAGTTAAGCCAACTCTGCTTGTTCTTATTTCTCAGTCTCGCAACAATATCAGTGCTATGTATACTAGCCAGCAGCCTTCTGGTGGTCAGGCTACTAAGTTTTATTCCTCAACTGTTATTAAGTTATTTTCCTCTGAGTCCGATAACCAAGCGATTAAAGGCAAAATTAAAGTAGGAGATAAGT